GCGGCCAGCACGTCAGCGCCGACAGTCCCGCCAGTGGTATACGCGCCGTCTCCGGCAAAACTCACTTTGATGTTTTTCTCGCCCTTGCCGAAGTCGACACGGTTCACAATGGTCATGGTTCCGATAGCCATATCAATTCTCCTTGCGGGTAATTGCCCGCTCTATTGTTTCGTTCAATCCAGCTAGCCAAGCAACCGCCTAGCTCTCCAGTTTCACACCGATCGAAACGATGGTGTTCGCCATCGGTGTCGGGGTACCGCCGGCAGTGTAGGCGCGTGTGATTTCAATCACATCGCCCGCACTGAAAGAATTCGCTGCCGTGTCGATGGTACCTTCCTGAGCTGTCGTACCTGCTGTGGCGTCGAGAGTCAGGGCAGCCGTCAAGACAGCAACACCGCCGATTTCGATATCGATGTCCATGCTTTCGCCGGCCGCCGCGGTTGTACCCGCTTTGGCGTACAGCGATGTGATTGTCCCGTCTGCCGGTGCGACAAACACGATGTCATCCAAGCTGGCTGCAACGGCCTGCTCAGTTGTAACGGGAGACGGTGTCCCCGCGTTGGCTACAACGATCAGCTCGTTGAGAAGTTCGCGCAAATCCCTGGTGTCATCTCCACCTGGATTCTTTTCGATCGCGCGTTGGCCGGAAAAATGTCCGACCGGGACTGCTGTTACGCTCATGTCAAAACTCCTTGTTCGTGGCTATTGCCGTTTCGTCTCCTGACTCAGTGGCTATTGCCGTTACTGGGTCTTGACGTTGGTGATTTTGACGACGGCGTCCTCTTCCACGTATTGCAGGCCGCAGCGCACGGTCGCAACCATGATCCACTCGCCCGTTGTGATGTCGCGGTCGGTGTCGATTTTTACCTTGCGGTAGAAACCGAAGTACGCATTTTTCGGGTCGGTCAACAGCACGTTTGTGCAATCGGTCGCGATGCCCAGGTTGTCCGGGAACACCGGAATCGGGAGGATTGCCCGGTTGCCGTAGCGAAGGGCGCTGTCATCTTGGATGAGCTTGTCGCCGAGGGCGGTGGAGCGGTCGGCCAGGTAGTCCCGGTAATCGAGCTCGCCGTCTTCGGACGTCATGAAACGCTGTTGCGCGCGGTTGCGATTGTACTGCGAAGGCATCGCCTTCAGAGCGGCTTTGAGGTGGCTCTTTGCCAAGGGCACCGTGCCCGCGTTGACGACGTGCGATGTGGCCAACGCCAACAGTCCGTTGAACTGTGCGAGGAACGTGTCGGTCGATGTGGTGTCGCCGTTCACGGTGAGCTCGTCGAGATCGAGGGCCACTTGCTCCGTCATCATGTTCATGACGGTGGTTTTGAACTGGCCGCCCTCGACCTGGTCTTCGAGAGTCTCGTCGTTGAGGCGGATTTCGCCCTTCATCAGTTTGGTGGTCAGGGTGACCTCGTCGGTCACAGGCTTGGCCCTGTCTGCGGCCGACAGCGCAACACCGCTCGTGCCGGGGCGCAGGACGCGACCGTTCAGGCCGACTTTGGGAATCATTTTCGTGTGAGATTTGATCCCCTCGACCTTGATCATTTTGAGCACGACGCTCTGCTTGATCGCGTCGACGATGAATTTCTTCGATTGGTCTGCCAGGAGGTAACCACCGTCCGCGATGAGATCGGAGACTTCCAGGTCAGCTTTTGCCATCAGGTTTTTGTTGTCGATCATTTTGTTCACTCCTACAACGTGTTTGCTGTCGATGCGTTTTGCCGACAGACTATTCTTGTGCTGCTTCCGCTGCGAGGTCACCGACCCAAAGCGATCCGCCTGTTTGTGCATCTGGCGTGCTGGCCCCTTCGACCTCGCCATACGACAAAGCAGAGCTCTTGCCAACCGACGCCCGAAGGCGTTGTTCGGCCGCTTTGTGCTTGCGGGTTTGTTCGCGGCTCTTGTTGACTTCTTGCTCGAGCCGCTTGCGTTCCTCGCGTTCTTTGTTGAGTTGTTTTTGCAACTCGGTTTCGTTGTCGGAGGGCGCGTCGCTCCGGTTGCCGCTTTCCGCGCTTTTTTGGGTCGAACCAGATCCGGGGGCCACGTCGGGGGCAGATACGAACGTCTCAAGTGCGCTATCGATTTGCGAATCAATCAGCATTCCGTCGACGGTTTCACAAGCAGAGTCCAACAGCGCTAGGAATTCGGCGTCCTTTGCGGCGTCCTCTTCTTTTTTCGTATCGCTCTCGTCCGCCGGGCTCTCCCCGTCCGGTGACAAATCTTTTGTCAGCTCGTCTTGCAGTTCCTTTGGAAGCAACGCATCCAGGTCATTGTCAGCACTGAATACGTATTCAATACCGGCCTCCTTGGCTGCGCGAACAATTCGCTCCCAAATGATTGCCTTCGATACGTCCGTTTCATACGAGGAGCTATCCTCGGCAAACGCCGCAAGGGCAACCCTTATGCGATCCGCATCGAGCTTGTTTTCACTGTTTCCGATCGCATACTTCAGATTGACCGGATCAGCATACATCTCTTCGACATTAGGCTCGTTTTGTTTTACGAAGAATTCCCCTTCGCCAAGCTGTTCAATGCCGTATTGCTTTGCACGAATCTCGTGAGACGATTTCACATCTTGAGGGCTGGAAGAAACCCCCGGCAAAGCAGCATCGTTGTCGCGCTTCACCAGCATGAATTTCGTCTGTCGATTTGCGCCGGCGCGTACCAGGGAAACAAACTGAGTCTCCATGTTTTCGAGACGGAATGTTTTGCCCTTCTGTGTTTTCTTGTCCGACATCGATTACTCCTTGCCATCCTCCGGGACGCGGTTCGCACTCCCGCCTACCGAGTAAGCCCCGATTTCGCCAGTCTTAATCGCATCCCACAGCACATCATTCTTCACACGGAGGCCGAGCATCCAAGAACCTTTGACCACTGTGCTATCGCCAATCTCGTGATCACAAGGGGCGATGTACGATTCAAGGATTGCCACTTCTTCTTTGCCGAGTGCTTTCCAGTTGTGCTGTAAATCAACGTGCCCGAAGTTCTCCATCCACCCGTGGGCTGTTTCACGCACAACCTCCTTGGAATAGATGTCGTCCTGGGTGTCAGGCTTCAACGGTGAGCCGTCTTTCCCGTCATTAGGTTCTAGGACCAACGACATGACGAACCGCTCTTCTGTTCCGTCCTCTGCCTTTGTGACTGAGGTCGAATCTTTTAAGATTGTGAGCCCACGTTTATTGATCGCTTTGTTCAATTCGCGAATCGCGATTTGCACCTGAGCTGTTTTCTCTGCGCCGGCGGAATCATCAGTTTCATCTTCCGATAAACCTTTGACTGTTCCGAACACCGCACTGACACCGTCTGACAAAGACGACGTCTTGAGCTTTTCAAAGAACGATGGATCGTATTGCCTGAAACGAAGCGATGATTCTGTGTCGTCCATTCCATAATCGCCAAATCCATCATGCGACTTAATCCACGCTCGCGCAGTGTCCGCAGTGAATTTCGGCTTCGCAAAAATCAAGGATTGGATCACGACAGAACCGGGAGCCCCGCTTGGCTTGCGACCGGCATCCGGCTTTGATGCAGGCTCGGTGTCTTCGGCGAGCATCAAATCGTAAAAGGCGTCATCGTCAACAGTGTCGACGCGCACTTCCGCAACGCGCTTCACCGGCACTGTCGAGTCAACTTTTTCAAGGTCGACAGTGACTTCCACCTTTGCGGCTTCATCGGACATCGATAGCAATTCACCCACGACATCGCTATTCGTTCTGTCAAAAAATGCTACCGGGTTTCCGTCAACTCCAACGCCTTTGTAGATGCCGATCATTGCGATCTCCTAGTCGTTCCCGAATGTGCGGTTTGAAGCAGCGTCTTTCAGTGTCTGGTATTCCTTGTCCGGGCCGGGCGTGATGCCCTTGGCCAGATCTGCTTCCCAGGAAACCGCTTCGTCGCCTTTGTTCACTTCGCCCTCGCCCTCGCCCTCGCCCTCGCCCTCGGCCGGGGTCTCAGCGAGTTCGGGGTTGAGCTTTTTGAGGCCGGCAACGATCGGCTCTACGAGAGCTTTGATCTCGGTAGTCTTTGCCACCAAAGCGGCGGCCAACTCGATAAAGCGTCGCATTTCCCATTGTGAATCGAACGCGACATCGACATCGGCAGAGGTGATCGTCCCGCTGTCCATTTTTTCTTTCAGCTTGGTGAAGCGAGAGATCAGCGCATCCATGGCTTCGGCGCCGAGCTCGGTCGCGATGCTTTTGTTGATGCTGTCCTCGGGAGCTGCGGGGGGAGGATCTCCTGCCTCGTTGCCGTCTTCCTCTCCGGCGGCCGGTGTTTCCTCAGAGCCCTTGTCGAGCTTGGCTTCCAAAGAAGCGATGCGGCCGAGCAAGTCCGAGAACTTGTCGTCGTCGGTTTTTTCCACGGGGAGCTCGATCGCAAAGACTTCTTTGCCCTCGGCTTTTTGTGCCTGCACGGCGAGGACATTGCGTTTCAGCAATGAGATGGATGCGACGTCAGTGGCAGTTTGAGTTTGCTCCTCGAGATACTTGGCAAACTCTTCCTGATTCATGGTTGTGAGGCGCGTTACAGATTTTTCCACCGCCGGCTCTTGTGTCGCTGCGAGGATGGCTGTGTTCAGCTTGTCCAGCTCGACTTTTTCCTCCGGTGTCAGACCTTCTTTTTCTTTGCCTACCAATGTCGCTTGACGACGCACCATTTTTTTCAGCTTCTCGGTGAACATCATTGCTCTCCTGGTGCCCAAAGCCTCTTACGCTCGGGCGGCTCGTAGTTGCCCCCGTCCAGCTCAGCTCGCAGGGCTTTGGGGATTTCGTCCATTGTTTGGATGTGTCCGTATCCTAAATTTCGAAGATCGCGATACCAACGCCCCATTATGTCGGCGCGCCGTTTTCTCTCAGTATCAGTATTGTGTCGTTTTACAAAATCAATTCCGTGCGTCACGGCATCCTGGTTAAACGAGCGCTCAAGAATGCCAGCGAATTGCATCACAGCGCGCGCACGTTTAGCCGGTTCATCTGCGAGTTCTGCGAACGGCTTTGTGTCCGCTCGATGGTGGCTCGGAACAATAATTGTCGACATTTGCATCCTCGTTTCTAACCCTAGCTGATGGACAGGCAAACTGTCAAAGCTATGTCTACTCAATCAAATCAGCCGGGGTTTCCTGTTCTACATCTACAACGCCTGCGTCGGTTGGGTCGAATCGACCAACTGAGAGCCCTACTGCTGGCAACGCAATCCTCAATGCGCCGACCATACCCTCCAACCCAAACCAGCCGCGGACCCAGTCACGCTCTCCAATGGAACGAATTCTGATTCCGCTCAAAAACCGATTTATACCAATGACACCCTGTGCTGCACTCGCTTGCTCTTGTGTCGCTGAGACTTGCTCAAACCAACTATTCCCTTCGTACAACGTGCCATCCCAAACGAACATTGCCACGGTTTCACCTGTCGTGTCTACAATGGGAACATCAACTCGCATCAGACACCTCAAACAGCGCACCGCTTTGGAGTGCAACATATCCTGCAACTTGCTCTGGAAAACGCTCCCAGTTTGTTGCAAGGCTTACCGATGCACCTTTGAGAAACCTCGGGGCCACCTGTGCCCACAGTGCT